GAAATAACATCGAGCAACAAGATTTGGCTATTAAAATTCGTAAGGGTTTTAATGATGAGATGTTCTTTCCAGTAAATTTGGATGGTCATGATGAACTTTTCCTTTTACCGAACACAATTAAAGTTGATGATACTGAACTCGAAGAAGATATGTCTAAATTGACCAGCAATCAGATTGCTCGTAAATTTGGTAAATACTTGGGTGCTAAGAAAACCAGTCGAGTCCTGTTGAATCGATTTGTGGCTGCGGTAGCCTAAAGTCCTTGACTGTAGGGGTCCAAAATACCCCTACAGGATGTAGGGTTATCCCAACAAATTGCTTGACATTTATTCGGTTTGGACGTATAATTATTGTATAAACTTGAAAAGGAACTTAATTATGTCTACGAAAAAACCACGCAATGTATTGACAACTTACACTGACCCAGTGTTGAATGTTTTGGTTACAGTTTACAAACCACAACGCACTCCGAAGTCCAAAATGTCTGGTAAAAATTCACGTGGGTTTGTAGTTGGAACTTCTGGTTTTGCCAATGGATTTCCACGAAGTGTGTCTGTGTTCGGCAAGAACTAATGCTTGACATTTAATTGTCAATTTGGTATAATTTAATTTTGATATGGAGAATGTGATGAATCAAGAAGTGTTTGAGTCTAAATTGTTCGAGATGTTTCCAGATGTTAAATCATCGGGCACAGTTTCTCGGCAACAAATTGTTTCTACGATGGAACAACTTGGAATCAACAAGTATCCCACATGGTTGATGGTAAATAAAGTTGGTCGTGGTCTATATGCTATCGCTGGTGGCGCAAGCAATGCTGTTGCTAAACCTGCTGAAACTTTCGAGAATGATGTGCGAAAACTCAATTATGTAACTGAAGCAACTGTTGCTGCTCCCCTCGTTGATCCGAACTATGTTGCTTGGGGAAATCACAGCGATGTTGATGCTATTCTAAAATCTAAACTGTTTCATCCGATCTATATCACAGGTCCGACTGGTAATGGTAAGTCTACGATGGTTGAGCAGATTTGTGCCAAACACAAAATCCCTCTCATTCGTGTTAATTTGAATGCAACCGATGACGAAGATAAATTGATTGCTTCTAAGACCCTTGTCGATGGTAATGTGGTTATTGAGGATGGTCCAGTCGTTATCGCTATGCGTAAGGGTATTCCTATTCTGATTGACGAAATTGATGCTGGTGGCGCAAACCTGCTCATGTGTCTTCAGGGTGTTCTAGAGGGCAAACCCTTGTATATTAAATCAAAGAACGAAATCGTGTATCCTAAACAGGGGTTCAATGTAATCGCAACTGCTAACACCAAAGGTAAAGGTAGTGATGATGGTCGTTACATTGGCACCAATGTGTTAAATGAAGCATTCCTAGAGCGTTTCGCTATCGTGTTTGAGCAAGAGTATCCTGGTGCTAAAGTCGAAGCGAAAATTGTTACCAACTTGATGAAGTCGCTGAACTGCCTTGATGGTGAGTTTACGTCAGTGCTAATCAAATGGGCAGATGCGATTCGTCGCACGTTCGAGGATGGTGGTGTTGACGAAACAATTACGACTCGTCGTTTGGTTCATATCGTGAAGAACTTTGCGATCTATAAAGACAAGCGTAAATCTGTTCAGTTGGCTATCAATCGATTTGACAGTCACACCAAAGATGCGTTCTTGGATTTGTTCGATAAAGTTGCAGCTGATCCGAATGCAGATTTGAATCCAGCACCAACCCAAGAGCCTGTTGTGAAACAGCCTGATGAAGAAGTACCATTTTAATTTGACAAAAAATCAAATACGAAGTATAATATTATTGTAAACTTGAAAACCGAAAGGAAATTGTTATGTTGAAATATGTTGATCTTACTAAGTCTCAAAAGCGTTTCATTGATGCGCTCGTTCGTGAGTTTCCCACTGTTGCTAAAACAGGTCAGGTTTCTCGCAAAGAACTAGAGTCTATTTACTGGACTCTTAATGAGAAACGTGCAACTGGTGGTGAGAAAGTTGGTTTCCCCAACTGGTTGACTGCTAAAAATAAAGTTGGTCGTGGTGTTTTTGGACTTCCTTTACCCGAAGCTGCAGCTGCGAAGGTTAAGAAATCCGCACTTGAGGAAAAGACTAAGTTCGAGAAAATTATCGAAGAGTCTGGTAGCGATGACTACTACGATCAAGAAGTAGAAGATCTTAAGACTGGTTTCGCGCAGTCTAATATCTAATTGTTTTGAAGAGAGATGCGCATGTGGTCACCAGTGCGCATTTTCTCATTTGTGTGGTGACAAAATAGGAGATCATGTAAATGACTACTACGAAAAAAGCAATGCTGTTGAAGCATTTGGAAGCTGGCAAGGAATTTACTGCAAAGCAAATTTCTGCATCTTTCGGTTATAAGAACCCTTACCGTGCAGTAGACTATCTACGTTCTGAGGGTCATTGTGTTTATGCTAACACAAAGACACTGAGCACAGGTGAGCGTGTTGTTAAATACCGTATTGGTAAGCCAAGCAAGCGTATGGTAGCATTGGCGAACCAGATTATGGGTGCTGCTGCTTTTACTCGCTAATTATTAAGTGAGTTGCGTCTGGATTCTTTTAGGAGAGTCCAGACTCATTTGCATTTGGTAGTGAGGAGAAAATGATGGCGACAAGAAAAATCAAACAAGTTAATAATCAAATCACAGATGCAGTAACAGCATCGCAGAATGCCACGACAGGTGGACGTAAGTTTGATGGTGGCAAACCACAGTATGGTTTGCTTCCACCATTGGCATTGAGAGCTACTGTTGATGTGCTGACATTTGGTGCAGTAAAATATGAACCAGACAACTGGAAATATGTTCCTGATTCTAAGCGTAGATATTTTGATGCGCTTCAACGACATCTCTGGGCATATAAAGATGGAGAACAAATCGACCCAGAATCAGGTATGCATCATTTAGCGCACGCAATGTGTTGTTTAATGTTTTTATACGAACATGATGTGAAATACTCTTTAGAGGAATCTAAATAGTTATGTATAAACAAGATGGAGGGTTCTATGTCAGACGAAATTCAAAAAGAACAACATTCAAAACGTATCCATCAAAGAAAAGTGAAAGAGCGAAAACAGGTAAAGATTGCTAAGTCGCATGGTATTGAAGTAGATAGTCCGCATCGTTTTTCTAAGCATCATGCAATGGATTGTGGTTCACCAGAGTGTATATTGTGTGGTAATCCTAGAAAAATTTTTGGTGAGAAAACTATTCAAGAAAAGAGATTTAATCAGATAGATGAGTAATTTTAGATTTATTGATCGTAATGTGGATGTGAGTAAGATATTAAAACAGTTACAAAATAATCCACAAGATTGGAAGGCAGTCTCTCAGTATAAGAATATTGGTGGAGACAAGGATCCTTATGGGTTTTTGCCACTCACAATGGCAGTAGTAAGAAATCCTGACGATGATCCAAAGGCAACAGAATTGCAGATGAACACACCAATGTTTACAAAATATTTTGAAATGATTCGTTGGTTACGTGCTCGTGAGATTAAGGTGACTTCTCGTGCTGCTTTTTTTAGATTAAAACCTGGAGATGAAGTAAGAAGACATATTGATGAGGGTTCATATTATTTGACAAGAGATAGATTCCATTTATCAATTTCTGGCAGATATTTATACGAATGTGGTGGTGAAGAACATATTATCGAACCTGGAACATTCTTCTGGTTTGATAACAAACAGTATCACAGTGCTGTTAATGTAGGAAGTGTTGATAGACTATCTTTTGTTTTTGATGTACCACATTCGCACCATCATCCAAACAATAGTAGGAATTTTATTTGACAAAAACACACAAACACAGTATAATGATTATACATATTAATGAACCCATTTGAATTGAAGGAGAAACACAAATGAAACTAACTAAAGACACACAACATCTACTTAAAAACTTTGCATCTATCAATTTGAATTTGCTTTTGCGTGAGGGAAATAAACTCTCAACCATGAGTGAAAACAAAACAATTATTTCTGAAGTCACTGTTACTGAACAATTCCCACAGAATTTTGGTATATATGACGTAAATGAATTCTTGGCTGTTCTAACATTGTTTGATGATCCAGATCTATCATTCAGTGGTGATGTTGTAACTGTTAAAGAAGGCAACAATCAAATTGTTTACAAAGCAGCAGAAGAAAGCACTTTAAAAACACCAAGCAAATCTATTCAATTTCCAGAAGCAGAGATTAATTTTTCCCTGTCCTCTGCGAATCTAGAACACATTATCAAATCAGCAGGTATCCTTAAAGTATCTGACGTGTCATTTATTGGCAAAGATGGTAAGTTGGTTGCCCTTGTTATTGATAAGAAAAATCCCCTAACAAATAAATTTGAAATCAATATTGGAACAACAGATAAAACTTTCCAAGCAAATATGAAAATTGAAAACTTCAAAATGTTGCCTGGATCGTATGAGGTATCTATTGCTAAGATGAAAATCTGTCGTTTTAAGTCAACATCTAACGATCTAACATATTACGTAGCAGTAGAATCCGATTCAACAGCTGAGTAATTGAAGGGATTATATTATGAGTCGTGATGAATTTTTATGGTGTGAGAAGTATCGCCCAAAAAAGATCGATGACTGTGTTCTTCCACAACAATTGAAGGATACATTCAAAGAATATATAAAGAACGGACAACTTCCAAATTTTATTTTTTCAGGAAGCGCAGGTGTTGGTAAAACAACAGTTGCCCGTGCATTGTGTAATGAACTTGGGGCAGATTATCTTTTTATTAACGGATCAGAAGAGAGAGGTATCGATGTACTACGAACAAAAATCAAAAGTTTTGCCTCGTCTGTTAGTCTCACAGAAGCAGGTGCAAAAGTCGTCATCCTTGACGAAGCCGACTATCTCACACCCGACACGCAAGCAGCCCTGCGTGCTTTTATTGAAGAATTTTCCAACAACTGTAGATTCATCCTTACCTGCAACTTCAAAAACAGAATCATAACTCCACTACACAGTCGATGCTCAGTAGTTGAGTTTCGTATTGAGTCAGCTGAGAAACCTAAAATCGCTGCGAATTTCTTTCGTAGGATTGTAGATATTCTTAACGCAGAGGGTGTTGAATCTGATAATAAAGTTGTAGCAAAAGTAGTTGAAACATTCTTTCCAGATTTTCGTAGAGTGTTAAATGAACTCCAGCGTTATTCTGTTGGTGGTCGTATTGACACAGGTATCTTAGCAAATCTTTCTGATGAATCTATGAAAGAGTTGTTGGGATATTTAAAATCCAAAGACTTTATGAAAGCAAGAATGTGGGTCGCGAAGAACAATGATATCGAAACATCTGTATTGTTCCGCAGACTATACGACACAGCAGCAGATTTTCTAGAACAGTCCTCTATACCAGAATTAGTTTTGACATTGGCAGATTATCAGTATAAGGCAGCATTCGTAGCTGATATCGAGGTTAATAATGTTGCTGCGTTGATGGAGATTATGGCTAATTGTAAATTCAAGTGAGGTTTATATGACACCATTTGACTTTATTAATGCCATTAATCAAACAAAAGATACTAATATAATTAAGGAACCACAGGCTGAGAAAGATTATAAATCATTCATTATCAACAGAGGTCTAGCGTACTTCCCAGATACTGTTTTACAAGCCAACGAAATGAATCGCCGTCCATGGACTCCAAAGGACTGGCAATTTTCGTTTTTGCTAAATAGTATTGCCAAGAAAAAGAGGTTCAGTAAATGGGCTGAAAAACTGCCCAAAAATGAAGACTTGGACTTGGTCATGCAATACTATGATTATAGTAAACAAAAAGCAATGGCTGTTCTGACTATATTGACACCAGAGCAGTTGGCTATGATAAAACAAAAATTCGAAAAAGGTGGAAGACTATGACAGTTGAAACAGTCTATTATGATTGGACTCCAGAAAGTATGCTCGAGGTGATTCTCCCAGAACCAGACAACTTTCTAAAAATAAAAGAAACATTGACACGTATTGGTATTGCATCACGCAAAGAACACAAGTTATACCAGTCTTGTCATATTCTACACAAACAAGGTAGATATTTCATTGTTCATTTTAAAGAGTTATTTGCATTAGATGGCAAAGAATCTAATTTAACAAACAATGATATCGAAAGAAGAAACACAGTCGCTGTATTATTGCAGGATTGGGGTTTGTTGAAGATTGCGTTTGCTGCATCTGCAGAACCACAAGCATCCCTATCACAAATTAAAGTATTATCTTTCAAAGAGAAAGATGAATGGGAACTTGTTCCAAAATACAATATTGGAAAAAAAGGTAAATTAAAATAAATAAAGGATTTGATACTATGATTAAATTAGAATTGACTGCAGATGAGATTGATTTAATTTTAACCGCACTCGGCGACCAGCCTTTTGTTAAAGTTAATGATATTATTAACAAAATTCGTGTTCAGGCAGTGCCACAATGGCAAGCCATTCAGGAAGGTAAAGAAAATAAAGAGAAAGATGAAAAATGAAAACAATAATCTTTTTAGTAACTTCTTTATTTACAGTTTCTGTTCTCGCAGCAGAACCTGCTAAGAAAGATCAAAAAAAGGCTGATAAACCTGCAGCCACAAAACCAGCTGAAAAAAAACCAGCACCAAAAAAAGATGATGGTCCAAAAAAGGCTGACTCTTCGACTCAAGATAAAGTAAAAGCAAATCTTGAGAAGAAAGTTCAACAGAAAAAAGAAGCAGACAAAAAGAAATCCGAAAAGAAATAATTCGGAAATACTTTTCTGCTAAAGTAAACGCAATTAGTAGTGAAGCGTTATATGATTAGAGGGAAATATTTTCTCTCTACTTTCAAATTGAAAAAGGAGATTTACATGAAATACTTAACAGCGTTGTTCGTATCATTGTTCGCAGTATCCGCTTTTGCGCAAGCACCTGCTGCCAAGAAAGAAGAGAAAAAGGCAGAAGCCAAGCCAGCAGCAACTAAGCCAGCTGATGCCAAAAGTGCCCCAGCAGCAAAAAAGGACGATAAAAAAGCCGAGCCTGCTAAGAAGTAATAATCTAGTATATGTCATCACTGTTGGTGACGACAATTATGAAATCGACAGTGATGATGTTTTACAGACAGGATTTCGTCGTCCAGAGTTAGTAGAGTTAGATAATGATGATGACGAACTTTCTGATTATGTAAAATTTAGACTCTTTTTAGCAAGACAGCTTGCTTTGATGAAGTTTGAATATATAAATAATATTAGTCCCAGGGATGGGATCGTCAAAGATGGAACCTAGTCCTATCGCGACGTAGTACTCTAGGAACTGGTTGGGGGAAACCAGAAAAGAACCCCCACTAATTTAAGAATCCACCTTAGGATCCGTTCGTTGCTACGGCATAAGGCGTCCGTGTAATTACACCTTCGACACGAAAGTTCGAACCAGTATAAGGTAAGCTGGATGATATGCCTTCGGGGTATCAATTTTTTTAATCAAACTCGCTGAAAAGGAGAACAATATGTTATCAGCAATCAACACATCAATCGATACAGTATCAAGTATCAAATCTAACTTCGTTAAGACATTCGTTCAAAACGAAGAAATCAAAAAACAACTCCAAACTTATATTGATGCTCAGCAATCATTTGCTAAGAACGTCGCTAAGTCATCTGTAGATTTCTTTACTGCAGTTGGCATGTCGGCATCTTCATTTGATGCTAAGAAAGCATTTGCTACTAAGTAAGGAGGAAAATATGGGTCACGATTTTATCCCCACATTCTGGGGCACTAAAGACATTGACAAATTTTTTGTAGGATTCGATGAACAATGGAATCGCTTACAAAAACTACATGATGATGTAACAAAAAATATTCCAAACTATCCACCATACAACATTCGCAAGAATGATGATAACCATTATACCATTGAGATCGCTGTCGCTGGTTTCGGTCAGCAAGATATCGATATCGAAATGGCTGATGGTAAACTTATTGTTCGTGGAGAACTAAAGACAGACGATGAGCATAATGACTTCTTGTTCAAAGGTATCGCAAATCGTGCGTTCACTCGATCATTCGTACTAAATGACGAAGTAGAAGTTAAGGATGCAGAGATGATCAATGGTATGCTTAAAATTTTCTTGGAGCGTTTAATTCCAGAACATAAGCAACCAAAGAAAATCGCAGTGAGATCTCGTAGTGAAAAGCAATTACTTACTGAGGATAAATGATGAAAACATTTTTCCGCAAAGTTTACATTGCTCTAAAGGGACTTGGTTATGCCAAAGCAGCTGCTGATCTTGCCAGAAATGGTAAGCATAAAGAAGCACAAGCATTAATGGCAAAGTATGGAGAATGTAAATGAATAACTGGATCCCAATGACAGATGATGATTGGGATTGGGTGAATGGTAAACAACCACAACCAAGTAAGTGATAGTAAGGGAGCTTCGGCTCCCTTTTTTTATAAGAAACATACCATGCATAAATATATGTATGGAACAAAAAAAAATTACCCTCGGAAATCGTCTTGTATCTTACAGAACTGCTGTGAGAGGGAATTGGGTAATCAAAGCATCAAATTATAATGATGAACAGGTGGTTGTTATTGGTTACAACAAAATTTCTTCCCATTTTTTCACAAGAGTGTTCACCGACTTCAAAGAAGTTGTTGATTTTATAGAATTTTTGACTTTCAACCAGCTACCAACCCTTGATGGCGAAGAATTTCCCGAATTTCCAGACCCCAAAAACGACCTGTAAGCCCATTTTTTGGGTTTTCCAGCCCCAAACCCCTATACCAACCCCAAAAACCCCTCCAAGGACCCAAAAATCGTCCTGTAGGGGTCTTTTTTTTGCGAAAACCCCCAATTTTGGCTAAAAACCATGATTTTAGTAGGGTTTTTCTAAAAAACCCTTGACATTTATTCGTTTTGGCTGTATAATTACTCTATAATGATTGAAAAAGGACTTGATATGTTAGTTTGGGAAGATATGACCGAAAAGCAGCAACTGGAATGTACCCTTTGGGATGCCTACAAAGATGCTCATGGCGTTCGTCCTCGTTTTATGAACATGGAAGTTATGTCTGTTGAAGAACTCAAACAAGAACTAGAGCGTTGTGTTGTTGTCATTGAAGAAAATGAAAAACAACGCACGATTGATGAAGAACGTGCGTCGCACGACTTTGAGATGCGTATGTTGAATCTCATGATGTGTGGTGCTAAGAATCGTGAACAAGCAGTGCGCTGGGTTCACGAAGCAGAAGGCAGTGATGGCGATGATGAGTATCTTTGCTTTCTGCTTGGTTTGCCGTATGGCTATTTTCGTAAAGTCGCATAAGGAGATTCGACATGGGTTTGGATATGTATCTGTCAGCCAAGAAATACATGAGTAGGTATTTCGATCCTTCTGATTCTAACAAGATTGCCAGCATCAATGAATTGTTCGGTGTTGATGGTGATGAAGAAAACGATTATGGCGCACAGGAAGTTACTTTCCGTGTCGCTTACTGGCGAAAAGCCAATGCGATTCACCAGTGGTTCGTTGAGAATGTGCAAAATGGTGTTGATGAATGCCAAGAAGCATATGTTCCTCGCGAGAAACTTGAAGAGTTGTTGAAACTCTGCGAACAGATTATCGCTGAGCCGAAACAAGCAATTGAATTAATGCCAACTCGCAGTGGGTTTTTCTTCGGTTCAACTGAATACGATGATTGGTACATGGGCGATATTCAGTTTACTGCTGACCGAATTAAAAAGATTCTGTCAGACCCTGCGTTCGAAAAGGCAGATTTTTACTATCAGTCGAGCTGGTAATGGCAAATAATCATTTTCTTCGTAAGATGGCATCTGATGAACTTCGCGATACATTATTTTTCGCATCAGGAGAACTCGTCGCAAAAGAAAAAGGTAAAGATATCGTCACATTGAGTGTGCCGAATGTGACAGTTGTAATAAAACACAACAGAAACATCAAAATTAATGGCACAAATCATAAATCTATTTCTGAAGCGAAGAGAACACTACAGAGGATACTATGTTAAATTTAATTTTTGGTATTTTTATTGGAATTGCTGTAGCAACTGTTGGTTTTTCTGGTATTGCTTCTTTCTTAGACAAAGCAGTTGATCAAACGAAAATAGTAATAAAAGAGAATGTAAAATAATTTGACAAAAATAAACCTACATAGTATAATGATTGTATGTTTGTGGAGGATTTATGTCAGATGCTTATATTGTAACTGCCTACTATAAAGGTATCCGAGTAAGAACAGAATACTGTGATAACTGGTTAAGAGCAGAAACTGTTGTTTCAGAATTGAAAAACATGAGTTTCCAAATTGACGAAGTTCGAATGAAAAAAGTGGAGGATGATGATGCCGAATTGGTGCGATAACAGTGTTCGTCTTACGCATGAAGACAAAAGTAAAATAGATGCTCTTGAGATAGAACTCAAGAAGTGGAATGACAATAATTTTCAAGATGGTGCGCAAGTCTTTAACCATCTTCGTCCTCGTCCAGCAGATCAAGAAGAAAATTGGTATGACTGGAATATTCATAATTGGGGGTCTAAATGGGATGCCAGCATAATTGATTGGGATCGCGAAGATGACAATAATATTCATGTCTATTTTGATTCTGCTTGGTCACCACCTGTCACACTCTATGAGTATCTAACAGAGCAGGGTTGGCAAGTAAATGCGATTTATCATGAGTGTGGTATGGCATATATCGGTCAATACACAAGTATTGACGGAGACGATTATTATGAATATGACATTACTGATGAAGAGTCTATTGAGAACTTACCAGAAGACCTGATCGAGTTTGCTGATTTGCGAACTGCGCATCAGGATTGGAAAGAAAGCGAAGAGCAACAATGATGTACATGTTTGACGTAGAGACTCTCGGAGTAGAGTCTACTACTGTTATTTTATCAGCAGCAGCAATTAAGTTTGATCCAAATAATTTATCAAAAACCTATGATGATTATTTGGCAGAAGCATTTTTTGTAAAGTTTGATGTTCAAGATCAAGTAAAAAATTACAAACGTACTATTGATAAGTCTACTATGGAATGGTGGGCAAATCAACATGACTACGTTCGGAAAATTAGTTTCATTCCAAGCAAAAATGATGATGTTTCTGCGATTGACGGACTAAATTTATTATATGATTACCTTGGTCCCCAAGATGGCAGTAATACTTTTTGGGCACGTGGTTCTCTCGACCAGATGTCGATCGATAGTCTCTGTAAAGTAGTAGGAAAAGAATTAATCGCACCATACAACTGTTGGCGTGATGTTCGTACTGCATTAGATTGCCTTTGCGAGACAACTAAAAATGGATATTGTCAAATGAAAATTCCTTTTGACAAAAACTCAAATGTTATTAAGCATCATCCTGTTCATGATTGCGCTTACGATATTATGATGCTACTTCACGGAAAATGATGAATGGAATTTTACACAAATGTTTTTCCCATGGGCAACAAATTATGTGTCCGTGGATACAGCAATGGTTTGCCGTACAAAGATAAGATAGACTTTCGCCCAACTCTTTACGTCTCGTCACCAAAGAAACATTATAGTGGCGAGATTTTTCGCACATTAGATGGTCAAGTTCTTTACGAAATCCAACCTGGATCTATTAAAGACACACGTGAATTCATTGATCGATATAAGGGTGTTGAGAGTTTTCCCGTCTATGGTAACACCAATTATGCCTATCAATACATCTCTGACACATATCGCTCAGAGATTAAATTTAACAAAGACTTAATCAAGTGTTTCTCAATTGACATCGAGACAGCAACAGAAAGTGGTTTCCCAGATATTGAAACTGCCAACGAAGAGGTGTTGCTAATTACTTTGATGGACAACAAAACCAAAGAGATTCATACTTTTGGTCGTAGTCCTTACACAGGCAACAAAGAAGTTATTTTTCATCATGTTGAAAACGAGAAACAACTTCTTGTTGAGTTTATAACATTCTGGAAAGATAATTGTCCAGATATCGTTACTGGTTGGAATATTGGTTTCTTTGATATTCCATATCTCGTCAGACGCATTATAGTTTTACTTGGAGAGTCACACGCAAAGCAACTCTCACCATGGGGTGTTATCAATGAACGTCGCATTCATGTCAAAGGCAATGAAGAGATTACGTATGATATTGCTGGTGTGTCTGCGCTTGATTACATCGACTTGTATAAAAAGTTTACCTACTCAATGCAAGAATCTTATCGTCTTGATCACATTGCGTTTGTTGAACTTGGCGAAAACAAACTTGACTACTCTGAACACGATTCATTCAGAGATTTTTACACAAATGGTTGGAAAAAATTTGTTGATTACAATATTCATGACACTGTTCTTGTTGATAAACTTGAAGACAAGATGAAGTTAATTGAACTTGCTATCGTTATGGCATACAATGCAAAGGTCAACTATGATGACGTATTCTCGCAGGTAAGAATGTGGGATACGATTATCTACAATCACTTGCGTTCCAAAAACATTGTTATCCCAAACAAAACTAACAATGAGAAAGATAATGTTATTGAGGGTGCGTATGTCAAAGACCCACTTACTGGATTTCACAAATGGGTTGTTTCATTTGACTTGAACAGTCTGTATCCGCACTTGATTATGCAGTATAACATCTCACCAGAAACATTAATACAAGATTACAAACACATCGGTGGTGTTGGTTATTTCTTAGAGCATGAAGAGCAGGGTGGTTTTAAAGATCTGGATTATGCCTGCACTGCGAATGGTTATTGTTATCGCAAAGATATCAAAGGGTTCCTACCTGAGTTGATGGAAAAGATGTATGCTGATCGAAGCAAAGCAAAGAAACAAATGCTTGCGATTCAGCAACAATATGAGAACACCAAAGACGCATCATTGAAAAATGAGATCTCACGATTGAATAATTTACAGATGGCTTTGAAGATTGCATTAAACTCTGCTTATGGTGCTTTGGCTAATCAGTATTTTCGTTACTACGATAAACGCATGTCTGAGGGAATTACCACTTCGGGGCAATTGTCTATTCGTTGGATAGCAAATAAATTTAATGAATATTTCAACAAAGTAATGGCTACCGAAAAAGAAGATTATGTTATTGCTGTTGATACAGATTCTGTTTATCTTAGATTTGGTCCACTTGTTGATTCTTTGTTTAATGTTGAAGAACAAAAAGATAAAGATAAGATTGTTAAGTTTATTGACAAAATCTGTGAAGACAAAATACAGAAGTACATTGATAAATGTTATTCTGAATTGGCCATACGTCAAAACGCATATGATCAAAAAATGATTATGAAACGTGAAGTTATCGCAGACATGGGAATTTGGACTGCTAAGAAACGCTATGTTCTCAATGTACATAACTCTGAAGGTGTTCAATATGCGCAACCCAAGATGAAGATTATGGGTCTTGAGATGGTTAAGTCTTCAACACCAATTGTTGTTCGCGACAAGTTGAAGGAAGCATTGAAGATTGTGATTGCTGGCGATCAACTAGAACTGCGTAAGTTTATTTCCGACTATCGTAAGCATTTTTATTCGTTGCCTGTTGAAGAAGTTGCTTTTCCGAGAAGTGTTAATAATCTTAAAGAATACCACGATTCTTCTAGCATTTATCGTAAGTCAACACCGATTCATGTTCGTGGTGCTTTGATGTTTAATTACATTATCAAAGAAAGAAATCTTACGAACAAGTATCAGCCAATCAAAGAGGGCGATAGAATTAAATTTATCTATCTTCGTGAGCCGAATACTATTCGTGAAGATGTAATTACATTCGCAAATGAATTACCAAAAGAGTTCGACCTACATAAATACATAGACTATGAGAAGCAATTTGAGAAAGTTTTTCTTGACCCATTGACCGCAATTATGGATTCTATCGGTTGGACTGTTGAGGAAAAGAACACTCTCGAAGATTTCTTCGCATAAAAATTTGCCTTTTAATACGACATATACTAAAATTATATAAGAACACTAGGAGAAACATATGATAGAAGAAAACGATTTTCCGTCAAGTGATGACGTAGAAAATAAAACAACACAATTGAACAAATTACCACCAAAGGTAATTTGCGAAAAGCATGGAGAAATTAATGATGCATATGCTTTTCGAGTAAACATGCCAGAGTTTGGATATGATCAAAAAACATACTGTTTAGTATGCGCAATCGAATATCTTTCTATGATTGCCAGCGAAGTGACATTTGAAGAACGTGAAGGAGAAACAAAATGAGTTTTTTAAAAGATATCGTAAAGGAACTTGATAATGAATATGCGGGACTGGCTGATGATGGTGTGGTTGGTGATACAAGTAATTTTATTGATACTGGTTCTTATTCCCTTAATGCTTTGTTATCAGGCAGCATTTTTGGTGGTCTTCCTGGGAACAAAGTTACAGCTTTGGCTGGTGAGTCTTCCACAGGAAAGACATTTTATGCTCTTGGCATTGCGGGAAATTTTCTTCGTACTAATGAGCAAGCTGGAGTCATTTACTTTGAAACGGAAGGAGCGTTGACTAAAGATATGCTCGCAGAGCGTGGTATTGACACTAAACGATTTATGATTGTTCCTGTATCAACTGTTCAAGAGTTTAGAACTCAAGCATCTAAGATTCTAGACGCATATGATAAAACGCCAAAGAAAGATCGCCCACCACTGATGTTATTCTTGGATTCTTTGGGTATGTTGTCAACGTCTAAAGAGATGGAAGATACACTTGAGGGTAAAGACACTCGTGATATGACACGTGCTCAATTGATTCGTGGAGCATTTCGTGTTCTATCATTGCGTCTTGCTAAACTAGATGTCGCTATGGTTGTTACCAATCACACATATGCAGTTGTTGGTGCTTATATGCCAACCAAGACTATGGGTGGTGGTGACGGATTAAAGTATGCTGCTTCAACGATTGTTTTTCTTTCTAAGTCGCAGGACAAAGATGGAACTGAAGTTGTTGGTAATATTATTAAATGTAAACTTGAGAAATCTCGTTTTACACGTGAGAAGTCTATGGTTGAAACTAAACTTTCCTTTACTAAAGGTTTAGATCGTTATCATGGATTGGTAGATTTGGCTATTGAAGCAGGTATTTGGAAATCACAAGGTGGTCGAATTGAAGTACATGATGGTAGAAAAGTTTTTGGTAAAAATATCGCCAATAATCCTTCCGAATTTTTCACTGATGAAATTTTAAAACAACTTGACAGTTACTGCAAAACAAAGTATAATTATGGTACCGACGAAGTTGTTAATCATAGTGAAGAATTAGAGGAAGAATTTAATGAAAATTGAGAATGAAATTTTTAGTAATTTGATAACTCAGGAAGATTATGCAAGAAAGGTTATTCCTTTTTTGCTTCCTGATTATTTTACTGAACGTGGTGATCGGATAATCTTTGAGGAATACAATAAATTTTTCTTAAACTATAACACAACTCCCACTGTTGATGTTTTGAAGATTGAGATTGGCAATCGTAAAGACATTTCTGAAGAAGAAATTAAAAACATTAACAAAACACTTGATAATCTTAGTGATGAGAAAACAAATATTGAATGGATAACCGACAGCACAGAAAAGTTTTGCAAAGACAAGGCAGTTTACAATGCTATCATCAGTTCAATTAAGATTATCGAAGGTAGGGACAAAAATCATAACCAAGATGCGATACCATCTTTGCTTTCTAAAGCATTGGGTGTTACTTTTGATACTCATGTCGGTCATGACTATTTGGAAGACAGTGATGCTCGTTATGATTTTTATCATAGGGTTGAAGAGAAAATTGCTTTTGATATTGATCTCCTTAATAAAATCACTAACGGAGGTCTTTCGAAAAAAACATTAAACATTATTCTAGCAGGAACTGGTGTTGGTAAATCTTTGGCTATGTGTCATTTTGCAGCATCATCTCTACTGCAGGGTAAGAATGTATTATACATAACTATGGAGATGGCTGAGGAAAGAATCGCAGAACGTATTGATGCTAATTTACTAGAACTGACTATGGATTCTTTAAAGATGGTTGAGAAACGTGTTTTCGATGCTAGACTCGAAAAGATCCGCAACAAAACACAAGGAAAGTTAATTGTCAAAGAGTATCCTACTGCTTCTGCACATGCTGGACACTTTCGTGCTTTAATTGAAGAGTTAAGGATGAAGCGTGATTTTAAACCAGATATTATCTTTATTGACTATCTTAATATTTGTTCTTCGCAGCGTCTTCGTATGGGAGCGAATGTAAACTCTTATACATATATTAAAGCCATTGCCGAAGAGTTGAGAGGATTGGCTGGTGAATATAAAGTTCCATTGGTAAGCGCAACACAAACTACTCGTTCTGGTTTTGCTAACACAGATCCAGGACTTGAAGATACTTCTGAATCATTTGGTCTACCAGCAACAGCAGATTTAATGATTGCGTTGATTGCTACAGAAGAACTTGATCAGATGAATCAGATTATGGTTAAACAATTAAAAAATCGATATTCTGATCCAAACTTTTATAAGCGTTTTGTTATTGGTGTAGATAGAAAACAAATGAGATTATATAATGTTGAAATGAGTGCTCAACTACATATAGAAGGACAGGGAACTGTTTCTGATGATACACCATTGTTTGACACAACAAAATTTGGCAAACGCATCAAAAGTGACGCATTCGAATAAGGAGAAGTAGATGGTTAAAGTTATAGTAGCAGACAAAATTCATGATTCAGAACATTTGCTTGGCATGTTTGTTGATGAAACACATTATGATGTCTTGATTGAAGAAGATACAGATTGTTATCTTCCTTCTGATTCTGGAATCACATCACAGTCAAGTGATGTTAAAACCGATGAGCGTAGAATAGCATTTAAGTTTAGAAAGAACTTCTTTACTAAAGAAGAACAAGAACAAGCATACATTGGTTTGCGTGAAGCAGCAGTTCGTACAGAAAATCGTGGATTGGCTTCAGGAATTAAAGCAGGAACATCAGTAACAGGCGAAGGACGTGAGTGGGTTACTAATTATCAAGAAGAAATGATTAATGGAATTCTATCCTCAAGAACTGCTCAGTTGGTTGATGGGGATATTATTTTAGAAATTCGAGAAAAATATCCAACACTAGAATCACGTTTGAAAGCATTGGGTTCTGGTAAGAACAATGTTTGGGTTATCTCACGTTTCCGTGGTAAATTTAATTTTGATGAATGGGTTGATTCAATCATTCCTTTAGATGACGAAGCAAGAGCAAAAGCAACTGAAGAAGTTATGACAATGATTAGCGAAACTTCTTATGGCAATCCAGTTGACTCAGGTATCGCAGGTTGGTTTGACAGATATCCACGTATTCCTTATGGTAGAGCAACAACATATACAAGAGATAATCCAGAAAAATTTGCTATGGCGTACCCATTTCTACAACATTTGGCAAAAGGATTTAAGGAGTTACTACCACAAAGATATGCTGCGCAAAAAGCAGCAACAGATAAAATTGATCCAAGATTCGTAATTCCTGAGACACCATTTACTACTGTAACTGTTAACAAAACATTTAGAACTGCAGCGCATCGCGATGCTGGTGACTTTTCTGATGGTCTATCTAATTTGCTTACACTTTCTAATGATGGTAGATATACTGGTGGTTATTTGATTTTTCCAGAGATTCGTATAGCAGTTAATGTACGACCAGGAGATTTGCTTCTTGTGAATAACCATGAGGTAATTCATGGAAACACACCGATTGTTTGTGAAGAAGGTTCTGAGCGTGTTTCACTGGTTGTTTATCTTCGTGAAAACATGTTAGAACTTGGTTCTTATGAATATGAAAATTCAAGATTCGAATTTGTTGAGTCACGCAGATTGAACAAAGAACATCCACTTTGGAAAAAATTGTGGAATGGTGTTTCTCCAGGAATGTGGGAAGAACAAGAATGGTACGACTTTTTAAAATCACGTCCGAATGGCGAACAAATGCTTGCGAAGTATCACCCGAAAGCACTTGAAGCATCTCTAGATGAATTCTTTGCTTGACATTAATCTATATACATAGTAAAATATAGTTTTGGAGATTTAATATGGCATGGCAATCAAGTTATTGGTCTTGTTCTAAATTTGCTGATTGGCTTCGTGGAACACCGAAGCCAGAAGCAGAAACAAGTAAAGGATGGCGTCTGTGGAGAGAAGCGTCTGAGAAAGAACACCCATTTCGTTTCTGGTTAGCAGAAGAAGGACTTGATCACATTCAAGATTTCGTTACTTATCCAAAAAGAAAAGTAGACGATTTTATGTATTACTTAAATAATCGTTTCGTAACTAAATCGCACGCATTAACATCACACCCTCGCGACATTCCTCGTGGTGAGTGGCGTGATGTTGGTAATCGTTTTCTCCCCTGCCTGTTTAATGAACTTGTCGATTTTGTTGAGGTTGAACAAGCGTGGCATCACTGTATGTGGGATAACGAAGCACGAAAAGAATTTAAAGTGCCTTGGACTCGCAGGGGTTTTTTACGTCTTAGAACTTGGCGTTGCCCAGAAGCAGGACTTTCTTATTTGAATTGGGCAAAGGATTTGACTAATGTTGAGTTTCTAGATGAAGATAAGAAACATGAAGCAGAGTTGACACATCAAGCACTTGCTGCTCGCGAGATTCTAGAACTCTATCACTGGTGGAAAGAAGTTTATCCAAAACGTCCAGATCCATATGATGCTAGTGGTTGGAGTGCATACTGCGAAATGCGTAGAGTAGCAGGTCGAGACTTTTTTGATATGGAAGACAAGACTCCTGAAGAAGCAGAGATGAGTCGTACTGCCCTAGACAAGAGTCAAGAAATCGAATCTGCCTATAATAAGGAAGACGAAGAAATGATGATTCGTCTTATCAAAATCCGTCAATCACTGTGGACTTAAACATATGAAAATCTTAATGGTAATGCATACCTTCAATAACTTTGGAGGAATTATCAATCACTGCGAACATTTAATGGCAGGATTAAAAGAAATTGGTCACGAAGTAAATTTCGCATATCTTAAAGGCAACTCTACTGTAAGACCAGTTGAAATTCCTTCTAAACTTGCCGAAGGTTATGAGATTGGTATTGGTTCAGGTTATCCAGTGCACCAAGGTGATGGTTGGATTGCGCCATATTATTCATACAAAGTAAAAGAATCTGTAGAAAAGTTTGTCCAGACTGCCAATGAACATGATATTGTTATTTGGCAGTCTATTTTTGGTTTTAAAAATAAAGACACTGAGAAGTACAAGGGTTGGTTGCCTATGATTGAAAAGGTCAAGGCAAAACAAGTTGTAATTATTCACGATGCTAATCTAAAAAAACTATACCCATGGATTTCTCTTTATGAAAAACATTTCGCTGGTCTTGCTTGCGTGCATCCCGCAGCATATGATTCAGCAGACTTTATGTCCACACCTCGAGCGTTAATTTTGAACCCTCAGGATATTGATGGCGTACCACCTACTCCAGAGTTTGCTGGTCGCGAAAACAAAATCTTGTCAATACAGACATTCAAACGCTGGAAGCGTGTGGACGACCTTATTCGTGCTGTGCCCTACATGAAAAATGTTAAAACATTGGTAGGTGGTTATGGCATTGAGGCAGCATACATGATGTCAAAAGACAAATGTAAAGATGAGTATTTCGCCACCAAACAATACGATCCAGACGTAACACCTGACCGAGAAGGTAAACGTATTTGGGAAAATGCTGAAAACTCAGGAAATTTTGAATATCTCGGTTTTATTTCTGGAGCGAAACGTGATGAGATTCTACAAACATCTAAGTTTTTGGTTGACCCTTCTTGGAGCAATACTTTTGGTGAGCACTTCAATCGTGTTGTCGTTGATGCTATGCGAATTGGGACTGTGCCCATCGCTGTAAACTTTGGGGTATCAAACAACGAAGAAGGTAATGGGGTTTTATTGAAGGCTGGAGAACACTATTGTATGCTCCGCAAGGACTTCACCCCAAAACAGTATGGGGAAGCAATCGCTAACTTCTGCAATATGAGCGAAGCTGATTACAAACGCATACAGCTAAATAACTATGAACTGATCAAAAAGTTCGATCGAAAAGTAGTTGCTCAGCACTATATCGACTTGGCTATGGGTAAGCAAACAGGTTATCTAAACGAACTCAGAACCAAGACGAACCATGACCCATCTATTGTCCGAAATTCCATTAAAATGTTCGAAGATCATTTCGAACAAGCATCAGACTTGGACGAATTCTTCGCATAAACATCTTGACATCGAACATCTTTTAGGGTATAATAATACTTTAAGAGGTGAACGATGAATAAAGGTAAATTGTTATCAAACTACCATGGGAATTTTGTAGATATTCTCAAGGTGGATTTACCAAGACTTGTTCCCAGTGTTTTATGGAATAAATTAGACACATATCGCAACGACCCAGTTGGTCTGAAGCGTTATTTGGCTAGATACCACAAGACTATCCTTTACACGGAAAGATCCAAAAACAAAGAGTTCTATGTCTCTGGTGAGTTTGCCATGGACGAAGAGAAGATGCAACTGTTTACAGTTCGACCAAGATATTTTTCTGATAAAGCATGGGATGACTACAAATTTGAGGTGATTCTTACAATGATGCATGAATACATTCATTTTATGCAATGGTTGTGTCATGAAGACAAATATGAGTTTGTTCTTTTACACAAAGAACACTCTGACGAGAAGTTCCAAGAAGAACGTGAGTATTATGCAGCTTGGGGAGAAATACAAGCGTATGCTCATTGCATTCTTATGGAAATGAAAACTAGAAACATCAAGAAGCCAGCTGCTGAGATGTTAAGAGCAAAAAGAATTGGTTATTATTCCCCAACACTGAAGAATATTAGAAACCATTTCGATGGGTTTGATTATCCAATTCGATATCTCTATAGAGAAGTATTGCGTTGGGAGAAGCGTTACGAACGCCATGCCGAGAAACTAAATATAAAATAAAATTTGGGTTCTATCTTAATGGCAAAAAAATACTTCCAAGGCGAAAGTGGATTCAAATTGCTTGCTGGCACAAATAACAAACTAAAGCCACTTTTCGCAAAATTAAAAGATTATAAAACACTTCTGTATCTAGAAACAGAAGATGGTAAAATCACAGGCATTCCAAGACTAAAACTTGTGTCTGAGGATATTAAAGTATTTCAATCTATCTTTAAAATTCTTTCTTCAGATAAATCTCTACAATCAACATTAGAAAAAGCAAACAATCAAGCATTGTTTGTTTCGGGAAATAACAAATTCAGATTGTATAAATCTGGTGGTCGTTTGACAAATGTTATTGATACTGATGGTAATATGATTGGCAACAAAGTTCCATCTACTGCACAACAAGAAGATGCAGTAAGATACATTTTAGAAGTTGGCTCAAATGGTATGCCTTCAAAAGAATCAATTAACAAAGCAGCAGGATTTGAGTTTGGTAAAGATTGGCATGATTCTTTTGAAAAAACATATGCAGCTGTAATAACAGTAATAACAAAAGCGTCAATGGCTCAATATAACTTTTATCGTGATTCAAATCCTAAGAAGATTGCATTTTTAAATCAAATGACTGATGAAAAATATTTGCCAGATAGTAAGGATAACTGGAATCCAGCAGATGTATGGGCAGTTAAAAAATCTGCTGAAGGTAAACTTACAATGGATGTTGGTAAAATATATGCGAAATTAAAAGAAGGCACAGCAGGAATTGAAGATCTAAATGGTTTTGTTCAAAAGACATTTGATAGCAAAGATTTAATTGGTATTTCCCTTAAGAAAGTTGCTGGTCCAAAAGCAAAGATTATTAAAGTTCAAGTTGATAGCAACATGGGGAAAAACATTAAGTTCTCTGGTGCGTCATCAAAATTTGTATACAATGTTGAGAATTCTTACTTTGATGCATTATTAAAGTTCAAAGTATACAAAGATGATGTTTTATATCGTTTCCGTTTCCGTCCTCGTGCTGCATCTGGTCAATTAAAAACTTATGGAGAAGGACAACCACAGGATGCTAAAGTTTGGGATGGTGCCATCTCTTCAGATTTGATCAATAAATTATTTCCAAAGATACAAGGTTGGACTAAATTTTGCGAATCTGAATTAAAACCAATGGACACAGTATATAATACATTGATCGGACAAACAAAAGATAAAGATTTTGCGAACTATATTAAGAAAGGTTCGTATTCTTTAGTAACAGTTAATGGTATAAAAGATAAACAAGCAGATCCACAGAAAATACGCAGAGCATGTGTTCTGTTATATTACATTTGGCATTTAGAAACAACAAATCAAGTTACTTCGTTTCCTCAAATGTATATGGCTGCTAAAAAGATGAATGCATTTTCATCTGTACATTATAAGGTAAGTTAAATGTTTAATTTAAAAGGTTACATCGCAGAAGCAGCTAATGACACGACAAGGTTAAAACACTTG